ATGTCTAAAATTTGGTATGTAGAATTCCCGACATTTCAGTATAACGAGGACGTTAAAGCCCTAGCCAAAGAGCGAGGGCTGACTATCATCGACGCTAAATTCGACGAGGGCGACGGCGTGAAAGACCCGCCCGAGCTGACGCTAAGAGGCGATGAAGCGAAGCCGAAAAAGGCAAAGAAAGACGATAAGGCCGAATAATGCTAATCGTCGAGGACGGCACGGGGTTAGCTAATGCCAACGCTTACGTTTCGGTCGAGTTTGCCGATGAGTATTTTTCGGCGCGCGGTAACCAAACATGGGTGGGGTTAGGTAGCGCGGACAAAGAGGCGGCCATTATTAAAGCGACGGATTATTTAGAGGCGGTGTATTTTGGCAAATGGCAAGGCGAGAAGCTAAAAGCGGATCAGGCTTTGAGTTTCCCGCGCGCGCCGTTTGGAATGCCCGCTAAATTTAAATCCGCCGTGTGCGAGCTAGCTATAAGGGCAAACGCGGGCGAGCTGATGAGCGACATTGAGCGGCTAACTACCAAAGAAAAAGTAGGTAGTATCGAGGTGGAATACGCACAAAACGCCGACCCCGCCACTAAATACGCTTACGTAGCTAGCCTTTTAAAGCCGTTTTTAAAACCTGCAAGCGCAATGGTAATGAGGCTAGAGCGATGCTAAATGAAAAAGCTAAAAATACGGCGTTTAAATTGCTTGAAAAATTTGGCAAAGTAGGCACGTATAAGCGTAAAGGCGGTCAAATTTATGACCCCGAAACGGGCGGAATGACCGAACAGATAAGCGAATACAAGGTAAAGGCGTATATCGATAGCGCGAAAAGCTACTCAAATTTAATAGAAAAAAGCTTATTAAACGAAGGCGATAACGTGATATTAATAGCCGCTAAATCTTTGCCTTTTATGCCACAAAACAACGACGTAATAGAGTTTCCTCACTGCTCCTATACCATCAAATACAACGACGCGGTATGGGGCGGCGAGGATATGGCGCTACATCAGCTAGTCGGAGTTGCAAAATGATTGATAGGCAGATAGATAACTTTAGCGCAAAGGCTCAAGAAAAAGCGCTGAAAATCTTTAAAAAATCAGTCATTGATCTAACTTCAGACATCATCAGCGACACGCCAGTAGATACGGGTAGGCTTAAAAATAATTGGTTTCCTAGCACGGGCGCGGCTAGCGAGCAGACAACAGAAGCGACCGCAAACGAGGCGGGAGATAGGGCTAATAGCTTCGTAAGCAATCAGCTAGCGCTAGATAAAAACTTTTATTTTACGAATAATCTACCCTACGCTTTTCGCATAGAATTCGAGGGCTGGAGTAAGGTAAAAGCCCCGCAAGGTATGGTAAGGCGCAATGCTATCCGTTGGAAACAAATCGTAAAAAGGGCGGCTAATGCTACAAATTAGGCAGGCTTTAGAAAAAGCGGTTTTAGCGGTTACGCCGGCTATCGATACGGCGTTTGAAAATACTACGTTTAATCCTAGAGCGGGCGAGCCTTACCAACAACTTTATTTTTTGCCCACCAAACCAAGCGCTGCTGTAATTGATGATAGTATTGCGGAAATTGACGGCGTGTTTCAAATAACCTTACGCTATCCGGCAGGCAAAGGCGTCGAAGACGTTTTAGAGCGCGCGAAGCTTTACGAAAAAGCTTTTAAAGTAGGCGTAAAGCTAGAAAATGAGGTTTTTATTACCGCTCCGACGAGCGTTAATATTTTAGGCATTGACGGCGATCGCTACGGCGTGGCCGTTTCTATTTATTTTAAATCTTATAAGGAGTGAAAATGGCGGAGCAGTTAAAAGTAACAGATAGCCAGCTTACTAAATTTTATATTTGCGACACTAGCGTCGATTTGGGCGATGCGGCTAAAATAAAAACGGCGCTAACATCGGCAAAACGTATAGCGTATTTAGAGGATTTGGGCGACTTTACCAAAACTCGTAAAACCAACGAATACGAGTGCATAGACGAGGACGCTACGGCAGTATCCCAGGGAGCTATAAGTTATAGCGAGACGGAATTAAAGCTATTTTATGCGGCGGGGCAAAATAACGGCGTAAAAGAGCTTACCGAGATGTTTAACAAGAAACTACGAAAGCAATTTATCATCGTGGGTAGCGACGAGCCTGCGACGGGAGCAAATAAAAACCCGACCTACATCACGGGCGAGTTTATAAACACCAAAACTGGCGTATCTATCGCAAAAGACGACGTCGTGCGCGTACCGATAACCATCAAAATAACACGCCTAGACGACATCATAGAGGCTAAGGGGGCGTAAGTTATGGACTTAAAGAATTTCGATATAAGCAACGGTGAAACGGGCGTTGAGCTAACTATACTTGATCTTGACAACAAACCGACCGACATCAAAATCAAAGTGCTAAGTTTTCACGGCAAAAAAGGACGCGAGGTATTTATGAACGCCGTAAAAGAAAATAAAGGCGCCGAACAAAGCACGCTAGAGGTTATGGTGGGGCTTACGGTAGGCTGGAGCGGCATTAGCGAAAACGGCAAAGAACTAAAATTCAGCCACAATGAAGCTAAAAGAATTTACGAAACCTATCCGCTAATTGCTAATCAAGTCGAGCGTTTCGCGGAGAATGCGAGAAATTTTTTAAAAAAGTAAGCGACGAGCTCGCGCTATACGTTAGGCAGCTAACCTACTACGCAAAAACCAACGTTAAAGAGCGCGAGTTCCCTCCGGTAACCCAAGGACGACATCTACTACACGCGCTTGACGAGCTAGGATATTGCAAAAATAGCGGCTTTGGCGCGGTAGCCTTAGATTTTAACGATATTAAAAATTATACAGAGCTAACGGGCGATAAATTCAATTGGTGGGAAATATCAGTTTTACGCAACTTAAGCCGTATCTACGCCACCGAAATAAATAACGGCGACAAGCAGGCCTATACACCGTATCAAGGCGAATTTAACCCGAAATCTTTTTCATCTATCAAAGCAAAATTTGCGAAGTAGTCTTTTTTTAGGCTACTTTTTAGCGTTGCGTTAGTAATGTTGGCATTGCCAAAGTAGTATCGTTAAGCGCTTTGCCCGCCTTTTTAAAAATATTTGTAGTTTTTTCAAATATTGCGCCCACAATCAACATTATAATAGTAAACAATATAGCTGCAATTGCAAAAAGTATATACCAATGCGGCGCAGCAAGCATATTTATTTTGAGTGCAATAGAAAAACCTTTTTTATATGTTTCAAGTTCTTTTTGGCTCTTTTTTATTCTTACCACAACAGCGTCTCTTTTCTCATAAAAACCTTTTTTATCCGTTAGCAGTATTTTAATCGTAAACCATAAGGCCGAAGGAAATAAATTTTTATCGATGGAGTCTGTAAACATTGCGTAAAGCAGCTGCTTAAAATCTTCGCTGTAATCCTCGTCGGCTTCAACTTCTTTTATTAAGTTAACTAATTCCCATCTTTTTTCAAGAGAGAGTTTAGTCGTCGTTTGATGGTATCTGACTAAAAGCAATGTTATCCCGACGCATAAAACTAATGCCACAATTAAAGAACTAGTCATTTCTTCTTCCTCCCTTTTGAAAGTTCTTGGAATTGTCTTATTCTTGTTTCTTCGAGCTTCTTTGCGTGTTTATAGTTTAATTTAATAATAAAATAAGCAAAGGCGCAAGCAATAATAAAAATAAGAACATTGGATAAAAAGCACGGCTGGTCTTTGAATAGTTCGGCTATTCTATTAAAAATATCTAAAGTTGATTGAGTATTCATACCGCCATACTTAATTTAATTCATTCAAGATGCTAAATATACCATAAAAAGGCAAAAAAATGTTTAAATTGAGTTAAATTATAAGGAGTGGTTTTAACCCTCCCCCCTTTTTTTTGTTGCCCTCTCGGAGCGGGCTATATTATTTTGGCAAAAACAATAAGCGCTATAAAGAAAAGAAACGCCAAAAGCCACATTGTCGGCCAAACGCTGCCCCTTTTTTCTATGTCCTCTATTTTTGTCCCTTGTATTATTTTTTCAGCAGGTTTGCTGTTGTAATTAACTCTAGTTGTGTTTTTGTTATCGTGTTCTACTGCGGCACTCTCTTTTTGGGGCGTGACAGTGGCGTTTGTACGGGTTCCCCATTGAGGGGCGTTATTGTTCTCTTTTGGTATTATATAACCTAGGTTCTGAGTTGCAGGCTTTATCCCCTTAGGCGCTGCAACATACTCCCCATTCTGCATAACGTAATCGTATGTGTATGCCCAGTTTTTATCTGTTCTTGGGTTAATTGTTTCAGGCAGGCAATCCACTATTTTAAAGATTTGATCTTTATCTAAAAAAGGGCACAGCTCTATGTTTTGTATTTTTGCTTTTAATTCGTTCTTTATCCGCCTTTTGTCAAAATGCCAGATGCCATCTTTATCAAGCGCCCCATATTCTAGCCAGCCACCGCCCCAAGGGTAAATCGGCATATCTAATCGCTTGCACCCCCAAATATTTCTTTCCACTTCATTGTGGACGCCATAGCAATAATCTATCCAGTTTGGGGCTTCTCTCATTGTTTTAAAGCAACCTAGCCCGTAATAGGTTAAGTCCTTTTTCGTTCTAACCCTGCCATTTATTAGCATTTTTGAACTTTTCCAGTTGCCGATTAGATCGTAAATGTTAATCAATAAATCTATTTCAGTAGTTGGTATGGTTACTTGATGTATGATATTTTTCCCCTCACCAAAGACGACATAGGTAGGGATATTACTACATATCGATACGGCTTTTTCGTAGCTTTGCGACGTGCTGTATCCAAATTCAAAAAAAGCATAATTCTCGCCGATGCTCGCCTCTACCAATGGTTTATCTTTTTTATCAACGGGGTCGCCGCAGTGTGGGCAAAATCTAGAGCCTTTAATTATTTTGCCACTGCATTTATCGCATATTAGAGTCATATTATTACTCCGTTTTTTTAATTATTTCACTATTTTACCCCAATTTTTCTGAAACCAACGCCCCCTTAAATTTCATATACAATTTGCCCTAGATTAAAAAAGGGGCGAATTATGACCGAAACCGCAAGCTTGATCATTAGTGCCAAAGTTGAGGGGGCGGACAAGCTAAAAAGCGATTTAAATAGCATAGGAAACGAAGCGAAAAAAGCCGAGAACGCGGCACAAGGACTAGCTAGCTCATTTACAGGGCTAAAAGTAGCCATTGCCGCTGTAGCAAGCTCTGCAATGCTACGCGAGTTTATCAAAGTCGCTGACGATATGAGCTTAGTAAATTCGCGCCTAAAAATGGCTACTAGCTCGGCCGCCGAATACGCAAAACAACAAAAAGCCCTACACGCTATCGCTAGAGATACGCACGCAGACATCAAAGAAACTATAGATTTATACGCAAAATTAGCCCCAGCTCTTAAAAATATCGGTAAAAGCACCGAAGATACTAATAACATGGTGTCAAGCTTTACTAAAGCCCTACAATTAGGCGGAGCTAGCGCAGAGGAAGCCGCGGCGGCGATAAAACAATTCGGTCAAGCTATGGGTAGCGGCGCGCTAAGGGGCGACGAGTTTAACTCTATCGCCGAAGCTAGCCCGACGCTCTTGCGGTATATGGCCGAGGGGTTGGGCGTGAACGTCGGCAAACTACGCGAACTGGGCAGCGAGGGCAAATTAACCGCCGAAGCTTTAAGCAACGCATTTGAAAAGGTCAAGGGTAGAATAGATAGCGATTTTGCGCAAATGCCCGTAACCGTCGGCAAAGCATTCACCGATCTGCGCACTGAAATAAATCTAATCGTAGGCGACATAAACGAGGCAACGGGCGCTACGCAAACGATAAGCGGGGCGATAGCCGGCTTTGCAAACACACTAAAAGAGCACAAAGATACCATCGTAGGCGTAGTAAACGGCATCGGCACGCTAATTAAGCATTTAGGCATACTAGGCGGCTCTTATTTGGCACTAAAGGGTTCTATGGCAGCGTATGCAGCTATGACAAAAACAGTAGCGGCGCAAACCGCGGCGGGGACAATACAACTCTCGCTAATGGATAGGGCGCTATTTCAAGTCGGCGCTACCGTGAATGTATTAAAGACTGCATTTGCTAGCTTTTGGCCGACTTTGGCGATTTGGGCGGCGGTAGAGGGTTTTATAGCCTTAAAAGATAGTTTAAACGAAAATAAAGTAAATGCCGATGAATTAACGGCGGCGCTATCTAAAACAAACGAACAGATAAAACAATTAACCGCGCAAGAATTGCAAAGAGACTTAAGAACTCTACAAAAAGAGCAAAGAGGTCTGCTCGATAACATAGAACGAATAGAGGATGCGCTGGGCAGGCTCGACGAGGAAATCAACGACGAAACTCTAAGAGATAACGCTTTTAACAATATAAGCGCAGGAGCTGATAAATTTAGAGATAAGCTAGAGAAAGTAAACGAACAAATAAGAATAGTCAATGCCCAGTTAGGCATAGTAAGCGATTCGTCAAACGCTAACAATCATTTTAAAGGCGCGATAAATTCTCTCGACGAACTAAAAAAGAAATACGGCAACGTAGAGACGGAATTTTCGCTATACGAAAAACTAGAAACGCTAAAAAAAGACCTAAGCGAAGTCGATAAAGTCTCTTATCTAGATGGTGAAAACATCAAAAAGCAGTATGCGACGAGAGCGGCGATACTCCAAGAGATAGCCAAAACAGAGGAGAAAATATCAAATCTCGGCAAAGAGGGGAGTAATAAAGCGAGCGCCGAAGCTAAGCGCCGCGCCGAGGAGCTAAAACGCCTCGACGCCCAAAGGCTAGATGACAAGATCAGGTACTACGAGCAAATAGGCGACATAGAAAAGGCAAATTCCGTCAAGCTAATAAAATATGAAAAAGAGCTGAGCGAAGCCGTTAAACGCGGCGGCATAACTAGATTAGAAGCCGCAGCGCAACTAGAGGCGAAACGAAAAGAGCTGAGCGAGAAAGGCCTCAAAGACGAAGCCGAGCGCATAAAAAAGCAAGATGCATTATATTTGGACTACTACGTCGCGCTTGAAAAATACGAGGAAGCGTGGCAAATAAAGCGTAAAGAATATGAAGCCGACTATCAAAAGCTAATAAAAGAATTCGGGAAAGAATTTGCCGACAAGTGGCTAAAGAAAAAAGAAGACGATTTCAAAAAGTCGGTTGCGAGAGACGTAAAAACTGTAAAAGTCGCCTTTAAAGACATCAAAAACAGCTGGGCGGACACCGTCTCGTCTATGTCAAAGACCGTCGATGACGGCTTTTTCAATTTTTTCATAGGCAAAACGAAATCGCTTAAAAAAGCCCTCAAGGACATCGGCACGAATTTAATGCGCGACCTAATCAGCCCATACGCGCGCACCTTGTCGCAAGGACTAGCAGGCGGCTTTGGGGCGATGCTCGGCGGCGGGTCAAATTTGGCGCAGATAGCTACCGACCTTGGGCTATCAAAGGCCGATAACGGCGGTTGGGTGGGCACGATAGGCAATACCGCAGTCGAGCTATCAAGCAAGGGCGATATAGTAAAGGGCGCGGGTGCAATAGATCAAAGCACGCAAAAACTGCTGGGCTCCATCTCAAATTTAAAGACCGCGTATGACACTTTTACCGGTAGTATAACCTCGGGCTTTACAAAGGCGGGCGGCTATTTGGCCAATGCCGGCTTTGGCGGCGCGGGGGCTTTTACTCACGGCTTTGGAAACGGTATAGGCACTCTATTCGGCGCGGGAAACGTCCCTGCGGGTATGACGCCTGGCATTACTTCTGGTATGGGCGGCAGCTACTTAGGCGCAGGTACCACAATAGGAACTAGCCCGTATTATACGGCGGGAACGGCTGCGGGCGGAGCGATGGTCGGCGGTGCGGTAGGCTACGGTATCGGCACTGGGCTTGATAAGGCTTTCGGCGCTCAGACTTATGCGCCATATACCGGGGCAGCCGCAGGTGCAGCCGTAGGCGGGTACGCAGCGGTAGCAGGCTCTCTCTCTGCGGTGCCGGTTTGGGGCTGGATAGCCGCAGCCGTAGTGCTTGCCATAGGCGGAATGATCGGCAAATCAAAGATTACCGATTGGGGCTATCAGGTAGGGCAAGATTTATCGTTAGGGCTTGACAAGGGGCTTGACGGCGGCGTCAATAACTGGAAAGAAAAAACCAAAAAGAGTTGGTTTAGCAAAAGCGTCTCAAATCAAACCTCGCCGATAGACGAGCAAACGCAAAAGATGCTAAACCAATATGTCCGCACCAATAGCGTTTTGTTAAAAGAATTTAGCGGCGGTAACTTTAAATTGCCAGCTCGCACATACAACAAACGTACGCTGATAGACGAGGGTTTTGGCGGAGCGTTGATCGCGGGCGTAATGGGTAAAAACTACGACAAGGCTTTGAGCTTCGGCGGTAATGAGGGCGAGCTAGAAAAAACCTATCGCTATTGGATGGAGCAAGCCAAGCAAGATAAAAAAGAGACTTATGATTTGCTAGCCGAGTACGTAGGGAAAATAAACTCAAACATCAAGAATCTAAAACTTGAAAGTCTAAACAATAGTTTAGAAAGGATGAAATTCGCCAAAGACGAGGCTATGGATGCGCTAAAGACCCTAAACGCGGGGCTTGGGGCATTCTCGGGCGAGATAGAGTATATCGGCAAAGATATGGCGGGGCAAATAGAAAAAGCCTACCGCGAAGCTCTCAAAAACGACTTTTCAAAAGAGACGGTGCAAAGATATGAGGCGCTAACCGAAGCATACAAAAAAGCCAAACAAGCCCAAGACGAGTACACTAAAGCCTTAATAAGCTTCACGCAAAGCATAGCAAGTACGCAGGGCGGATTTTATCAAGCGCTAGGATTTGATACGAATTTCCTATCTTTGCAAAACCTCTACACCCGCCTACGAAATATCGCGGGCGCGCTAGAGAGCGATTTGGGCGACAAAGAAAAGAAAGACATAAATAAAATCGGCAGTACGAACGACCCGCGCGCGTGGGCTACGTATTTTCACAATATGAGCGCGGCGCAGATGCAGGAGTTTTTGGCGCGCGGCAACGTCGAAATGCGGGCGGAGTTAGTAAAGCTAATCAGCGAATACAAAAATTTCACTAATCAAAACGGCGGTCGCGAAGTATGGCTCAAAAGCTTCAGCGACATCGAGGAAATCACAAAACAAATCGCCGCCCTAAAGCTAGCCGAAGCCGCGCAAAATACCCTAAATTTGCAACGCGAACAGCTAAATTTGCTAAACAAGCAAAAAAGCATACTTGAAAAAATCGCGCAGACGGCGCAGAAGTTACGAGATAGCGTCATAGACGAAAACACAAGCGAGCTCAACTACCGCTTTGCTCTAGAGCGCGCAAGAGTGGCGTATAACGCTAAAGACTACGACAGTGCGGCATACGAAAATCTAAACACGGCAGTGGCTAAACAAGAGCAATATCTAAAGCAAACCGCAGGCAGCTATGCCGAGTATAAGCTGTCTATCCTCAAAATGGCGAGCGAAATAGAGGGCATAACCGGATCGGCTAGCCTTGAGGACATCAGCCGTCAGATAAAACGGCTGGAGGGCTTGCTAAATAGTAGCTCAAATTCACAACTAAGCGCGCTTGAAGCGCAAAAAGAAGCCCTGATAAAAGGCGCGAACGACCAAATCAACGCTATGGAGCTACTACTGGGTAGCGATAGTCCGATAGTGAGATACTTAAAAGAGGCTCTGGGCTCGCTAAAAGAGGGCAAGGCTCCGGGCGAATACAAAGGAAGCGTCGCAAACGTAAATAACGGAGTTACTACGGCAAACGGGGCTACGATAAGCTCGCAACTAGACCGCGACATAAACGCTATCTATAAAGACGTACTGGGTCGTAGCGTAGAGCAAAGCGGACTGGATGCATGGAAACGAAAAGCGCAAATTGAGGGGCTATCAAAGGAACAAATACGAGCGCAGATAGAAGCCACGGCTAGAGCCGTCACGGGCGGCACCTCAAAACAAGACTTCATCGAGTGGAGCAAACGTCAAGGGCTAAAGCCGTACGCAGAGGGCGGCATCGTAACCAGGCCTACAAGAGCGCTAATAGGCGAAGCGGGAGCCGAAGCGGTCATCCCGCTCAAAAACGGCGCGGTAAGAGCGCAGATAGTAGGCGGCGACAATAGCGAGCTAGTAAGCCTAATGCGCGAGGGCGTGTATCTGATGAAAGAAATAAATAAAAACACGAGGGAGGGAACTATGGTATTAAAAGACGTAACCAACGGCACAGAATTTTTGGTAAAGGCCGTGTGATGACTTTAATCGAGCGAGTAAGATACGTAGTAACGGCGAACAATGCGCCTGCGGAGGCTACTCCGACGTGGCAGGCGGGGCAAAACTATCTGCCCGACGACAAGCGAGTTTACGGGGATAGGATTTATGTTTGCGCCAAAGCCAACAAAGGCGAGAAAAACCCGACGCAGACTGTGGACGAGTGGGTGGATACGGGCGCGGTAAACCCAAAGAGGTTTGAGGACGAGTACGTAAACACCCAAACAAGAAACCCTACGGCTCTAAATTTGACCCTAAATATCCCAAACGGCTTTGTAAATTCGTTTGCGTTTTTCAACACGGACGGCAGAAAAATAACCGTGCGCGATAGGAACGACGCCGTGATATTTGAAAAAGAACTCACGGTGCGAGATGTCGTAAGCAACTGGTGGCAGTACTTTTTCGGCGGTAGCTTTTCGTATCGCAACGACGTGTGGAGCGTAGGCGACGTAGACTACGGCGGACAAATCAAAATCGAGATAGACTCCAACGAAAAGGGCGCAAATCTCGGGCATCTAGTGATCGGTAAAAAGGTTTTTCTAGGCAAAACCCTCTGGGAGCCCGAAGTATCAAACCTCGACTACTCGAAAAAAATAACCGACGACTGGGGTAATACCAAAATGAGAAAAGGCAAGACCGCAAAATACGTGTCGGCAAAAATCATAGTGCCTAGCTCGCAGGTGGACTTCGTAAACAAAACACTGCAAAAAGCGTCGGGCGAACTAAATCTTTTCATCGGCGACGAGAGAGAGGACGGGTATGAGTGCCTCAGCGTATTCGGCGCGGCAAAAGACGCGAGCATAACGATAATGAACTTGGAAACGAGCGAACTAAACCTAAACATAGAAGGAGTAATCTAATGGCAAAACAAATTTCGGCGCTACCTACTGCGCCAAGCACGCAAAGACCGGCGACGTTTAACACTGAAGCGGACGCATTCGTAGCGGCTTTGCCTACTTTTGTATCTGAAGCAAACGCTCTAGCCACCGAAGCGGCGACAAACGCGCAAAGAAGCGAGGACGCAAACACTACGGCTCAAAGCGCGAAAGAGTCTGCGCAGGCTTCCGCACAAACGGCAAGCGAAGCAAAAACGGCAGCTATTCAAGGCGCGAGCAGTGCCGAAAGTAGCGCGCAAGCGGCAGCCCAAATCAAGACACAGACGCAAGCATTCGCGGACGCAGCCCAGAGCAGCGCGCAGGCCGCAAAACAAAGCGAGCAAGCCGCCGAGCAAACCAAGGCGGAGCTACAAACGGCGGCAAAGGCATTACAAGACATAAAAACAGTCATAAAAGACGGCTTCATCGACGACGGCACGCAAAGCGAGACAAAAACCTACTCGAGCAAAAAAATAGCCGAACTAAACGAGGCATTAAGCGCGGACGTAACGCAAAAACTAGATGAGGCGAGCAAGGAGATAAGAACTGCGGCCATGAGCGGAGCTATGCCGTCTGCTTACGAGAGCGACCTTGCGATGTGGGATTATATGGAAATTAAGCCGGTAGCGATCAGCAAAGATATTCCAGCCACCGCCCAATATCAGTATTTGAGTAAGCTTGTTTTTGATGGCGACGTTAATTTTTATACGTATGATCACACCATGGTGCCGATCGCGTTTGAGGGATCGAACGAAATTTTACCCTTTAGGAAAGGCGACGCGGTGGCTATTTATAACGTAGAAAAAACCATAACGCTAATAGACGACGACAAGGCATACGTATATTGCGCGAGCGGCAGTAGCGTTCGTATTTTTAGCGCAGGCAAAGGTATGCAAAATTTTAGCAAAAATAGTCAAACCCCAGACAGAGATCCGCTACAAAGCTTTGAAAGCAAATATCTGATTTATCTAGATACGTCAAAAAAAGAGGCCTACGTTTATACAGTGGACGCGGCGGCGGGGACTTTGAAATATGCGTTTAAGAAAAAAATAGACGACGATAAATTTAGCGCTTATGGGAGCGCTTACGTGGCGTTTAACTACCTAAAAATAGGCGATTTTACGTTTAAAATCACAGATACCGACCTAACTCTTGCAAGCGAGGGCGAGATTTATCTGCCTAAGCGGCTAGACGGAGAGATAAAAGCGCCGCTTCATCGTAGCTCGCCCGGCGGATTTATTATCTCGGACGGGGTTGTTTACAATGTAAAAAATGGAGAAAGATTTATTACATCCGGCCTTTACGGCGTGACCGTCGCCGGCTTTTTGGGCAGAAGCGATTATCTTTTAGCCTACCGCACATATAACCGTGACGGCCAAGGCAATAACCTCTATAGTAGTTTTATTTACGATGTTAAAAACGGCGCCAGAGTCGTATTTATGCCTGATATATATACGCCCGTGAACGTAGTTGTCAAAGATGAGTACGCCCACGTGCTAATGGCTAGAAGCAATAAGCCTATAGACCAGTATTATATAGGTAACATTATGTGCGTCGTAAAAGTCCCGACGAAATATTTAACCGGCAAAAATTTGAAAGGATAAAAAATGAAAGAGTATTTTAAAACAGACGAGAAATTATTTGCGTTTAGGCAAAAAGATATGATCGGCGCATCCTTGTCAAAGGGCAAAAAATTAAGGCTAATAGGCGAGCTAGAATTTATGGACAAATATAACTCCTTTTTTAAGCTAGAAAGCGACAAATATTTAGTAGCGTTTGATTATAGTACCACCAGAGAAATAAAGTTTCTAGCCGATGGTAGATCATATCCTTTGGCGATTTTAAATTTGAAAGATAATACCTTAAGCGGCATTGGCGCAGAGATTAATAATAACTTGAGTCTAGGGTTTTGTAAATTTGAGGATAAATGGGTGCCACTAGTATGCTACGGTAACGAAAATAAAACCTTTACTGTGAAAAATTCGTCTCTGGTCGAGGCCTATAACAGTAAAATTTTAACCAATAGCTTAACCGTATTCCTTGACGGGCTATTTAACGGTACTAAAATAACCGGCGATGTATCAAAAGCTTTTACCCTGCCTACAACAAAAGAATATAGTAGGTATAGCGACTATGTGGCTCAATATTTCAAGCCGTCCGTTCACGGCGATAGCCGGTTTAGCGAAAGAGATCAAGACAACGTTCGTTTTTTTAAAGGCGGGGAATTTACGCAAATTTTAGATAACAAGACAATGTTTATACGAGACGGAGTCCTTTATGAGGCGACGATCTATAAAGACAACGTAATCGAGATAAAGGAGTAGCCGATGAGTCCATCCCCAAAACAATGGCTACAGGTAGCCAAAAATTTCATCATCGAGCTTCCGCTTGAGATACTTGCCTTCTTCGTCGTGCCGATAGCATTGTTTTTCGCAAAAGAGAGCGACGATCATCTACTGCGCTGCTTTCGCTGGTTTGAGGATGCGGACGACTACTACGACGGACAAAGTGCGGCCATAAACGGCGACGGCGGGTGGAGACGGGATCACTTCCCGCCTCCTAAAAATCGCACATACCGGGCGAGGCTTTGCTGGATGCTGCGTAATAGAATAGGCTATTTTTGCGTCAAATACCTCGGCATCAAAACAAGCGAGATAGACCCCGCCTCCATCAAAACGTTCGGAGATCCGTCCGTCACGTCAAACGGCGGCGCGGTAAGCTCGTGGTGCAAGGTAGAGTGCAGACTCAAAGACGGGCGCGAGCGTTTCGGCTACTACCGAACGATTAGGTGGTGCAAACGTTTTTATATCAGAATCTATGTCGGCTGGAAACTGATGGATATAGCCGACGCAAATCCCGAAAATTGGCACGAATACACCCAGAGCGAAGACAAAAAAGTGCTTAAAACCGTGTGGGCATTTCACCCCATGAGAAAGGTCAAAGAATGAACGCATCGACAAAGAAATTCGTGATTATTGCGGCGGCCATCATTATCTTGGCCGTCGCCGCAAAACTGTTAAAAGGAGCGTAAAATGGGCTTTTTAAATATCAAATTTCTAATATCCGTCGGCGTCGCTTTGTTGATAGCTTTAGGCGGCGCCGGGCTTGAGATATGGCGGCTAAACGGCGCGGTTTCAAGCGCAAAAGCCGAAACGCAAGACGTCAAGGACAAGCTGGAAAAAGAGCAGGCGAGGTTAGCTCTCAAAGAGGCGGAAAGCCAAATTTATGCGGCAAATTTGGGCGAGTGCAATACGCGCATAGATTTTCAAAACGAGAAAATCAAGGCACTGTCCGTGAAGCCACCCGACGTCGTAAAGACGCAGGAGCGCGTAGTGACGAAGTTTCAAAAGATAGAAGTGCCGATCAAAGACGCCGAGTGCGAAAAGAAACTCAAATTTTACGAGGAGCTGGTAAATGAAGCAGGCAAATAAGGCTGTAATGATAGCTATTTGTGCGCTATTTTTTGGCGGGTGCGCTAGCAAAGAGCCGCAAATCATCACAAAAACCGTATATCAAGAAGTGAGAACGCCCGTTGCGTGCCTTGCGAAAATGCCGGAAAAGCCAAAATTCGAGGCGAACGACCCGCAAAGCGCGCGAGAGCTAATGGAGTATTTCAAAACCTGCGAGGAACTTTTAAAAGGGTGCGTCGATGAGCGAGCTGGTAATTAAAGCTAGAAAATTTTGGCTAAGTAAAAAGGCTATTATCGAGATCATCTTGTCAATCTTGCTAATGTGGCTAGTCACGATGTAAGGCGCAAAGATGGATAGTATTTTAGAGGAGATAGGGCTTTATTTTTGGGTTGTTCTAGTCGGGCTCGTCGGTGGGCTGCTGAATATGGCAAATAGCGGTAAAAAGGGCGCGCAAAGGCTTGTAAATTTAGTCGTCGGCACGGCAAGCTCAATGTTTGTATGCTGGCTAGCGTATGAAACGACGTTTTATTTTACGCAGGCGCCGAAGTTTTCGCTGGCAGTCGGCGGCTTTTTTGCGTGGAGAGGTGCGGAATGGGCGACTGCGATGATTGACAAGGCCGTAGAGAAAAAAATAGAGGGGCTAAACGGCAATAGCTACGACTATCAAGACTACGGCGGAAGTTTTAGACACGAGGAGCTTGGCGATGACAAATAGCGAGATATTAGAGAGCCTGCAAGAAAAGCGCACAAAATGCACCGTGTGGAGCCGGGTGATGGGCTATCACCGCCCCGTTGAGGGTTTTAATATCGGCAAAAAAGGCGAGCACAAAGAGCGCGCCTTTTTCAAAGAAAATAAACTAAAAAGGATAGCAAATGGCAAATTTTAACGGAGCTTTTCAAATTTTAATGAGGCTTGAGTTTTCTAAGCCCGAGGATGCACTAGATAGAAATCCGACTGAGAACGGATGGACGTTTATGGGGGTTTATCAAGCCGCGCACCCGCACTGGGCCGGCTGGGACGAGATACTAGGCACGGTGGCTCTTGGCGGCGACATAGAGAAAATATCGCGTGCACTATACGCTAGCGAGAATTTGCGCGCGCAGGTGCGAGCATTCTACAAAGAGGCGTATTGGGATAGGATGCGGCTCGACGAAATTTCAAGCCAAATCAAAGCGAATGAGATGTTCATCTTTGCCGTGAACGTCGGCGTAAAGCCCGCCGTAAGAGTTGCACAACAACTTGTAGGCGTGGTAAATGACGGCATTGTAGGCGATCAAACCGTAGCGGCGATAAACAAATTTGACGAGGAGCGGTTTGACAAGCAGTTTGACCGGGCGGAGCTTGAATACTACAACCGCTTGATGCAAAAAAATCCGCGGCTAAAAATCTACGCCAACGGCTGGAGAAACCGGGCGTTGGCGGTGTAATAATGGGGCAAATTGCCCCAAAATTAAACCCCTACAAGAGGGATAGCGAGGGGCTCGTAAGAAATTTTATTATAAGCCCTATAAGGGTAAAGCCCCTAATTATACGCCCTCATCTCTTAAAGGGGGCTTAGCATTTACCGCCCTTTTATCCCCGAAATACTTGATTAACATCGAGCGATCGGCGTCTTTCAAAAAGCGCACCAAATTTTTTCTATAATCCCCTTTTGAGCTATTCCACCCCACAAGAGTTTGGTATGGAATGCCAGTAAGCTCAGATACTTCTTTTAGGGTCATTTTTTTATCTTTTTTATTTTTTAAAGCGGTAGTCGTGATAAACTCCACTACCCATTTTTTCTCTCGAGCCATTTTCGAAGTCAAGAAAAAATTCACTATTTTCATAAACAACGGTGACGACCGCGCCGTCATCTATTCTTTCAAGGATGTCCCCCTCGTAAAGCTCGTGTTCTTTCCCTTCGCTGTCTTTTGCAACAAAGCCGGTGAAGCGCTTTCCTCTTTTCAAGGATTCGATGTCGAAACCTGAAAATGTAGCAAATCGCTCAATCAAAAGAAACTCCGTCATTTTCTCACCTATCATTTCGATAGTAGCTTTGACTTTGTCGATTATCGATGCGTTGCTGTCCCGATCAAAAAGAGGCGTTTTTATCCCTCTTGCAAACGCTTCCGCGCGACCTACTCCCAATATGGAAGCGATTTCGTCCATAGATAGATGGACTATTTTTGGCTCTACTACTTCGCCGTCAAAATAGACATACCCATTTTTGGCTTTCGCAGCATCGGCGTCAGAAACGCTTATTTTTTGGTTGTCTATGTATATGGAATAGCCATTTCTTTGGCTCCCGTATAGTTTGTATGATTGATAATCTTTCTCTTTAAGAAAAAGACCAAATACTTCCAGATTTTTCAT